ATAATATTTAATTATATTTTTTTTAATTTCTCTTTATATTATATATAATAATGTCCTTTCCACCAGCAATAGACCCAACAAAAGTCTCCCCACTGGGCATCGTCAAAAATGCCAACAATGCCAAAAATGCCAAAAATAACAAAACAACACAACCAAAAAAAGCAGGGCAAACACAAGTCGTACCAGCACCACAACCAGCAGTGACGGCGGATGGAATACAGGATGGAGCAACAGCAGCAGCAGTACCGCCCACCGCCATCTCGGTGGAATTTAATGCGGATAGTATAGAGGAGGATAGAAATCAGGAGACGAAGGAGGGAGAGGCGGCGGATGGAGCAACAACAACGACAACAAAAGCTTACATTTGTAATGCGGACAGTATTGGAGCAAATACTCTAGAAGGATGCGATAACATAACCGCAGAAAAAGCCAAAGATGCAATGAAGGGATTGAAAAAGACGGGAGGACGCCGCCGCAGAAGAGGTGGTACCAAGCGCCGCAGAAAATCCAAACGCAGAAAATCCAAACGCAGAAAATCCAAACGCAGAAAGAAATCAAAGAAATCTAAGCGCAGAAAATCCCGCAGAAAATCCAAACGCAGAAAATCCCGCCGTAAAAAGAAACGCAGAAAATCCAAACGAAGACGTTAGATATTTTTCTTTAAAGATATATATGTGGAAGTATTTCGCCTTTTTGAACGCCATATTTTATGCCGCGGCGAGTTTAGCATTAAGAAAATATGAAATAGTAGATCGCAAAATAACCAGTTTCCAAATATTCTTTTCCATAATCACAATAGGGTTCTTTTTTACACTTTTTATTGCAATATCCATAAAAAAATATCGCGATCAAATAATACAATTATATAATTCTCTCATAGTCAATAAAACAAAACCAAAATTTGCCTTTTGGATTATTTTAGTTTCCGTTCTTTACATCCTCGGCGACATCTCCTTCTTTACCAGTCATATTACAACACCACATATCACATTATTGCTCCTCATAGGCACATTAGTTGGCGCGTCTATTGAAATCACGGGTAGTTATTTCTTTTTTAATGAAAAACTAAAAACAAGATCTATTATTGGTATTATGGTTATGTTATCAGGTGCCTATCTCTTATAAAGTCACAGTTGTTTCAAACATAATACCAGTAACATCATATGGGTCCATATTTGAACTGGGTCTTCTATCTTCAAAATAACCCTTTTTATCTTTAAAAGTTTTATTTCCAATTCTTATGGAAGCACCTCGGTTTGAAATACCTGTTGTGAATTTATAATAACTAGCAGTTTCAAATTTTCCAGTCATTCGTTCTTTATTGCCTTCGCCATAAACAGCCATATGTTTCATATGATTTTTCCCTAATTTTTCAAGTGCTTCATTGATATACTCTAAACCAGTTTTACCAGGACCAGTTTTACCAGGACCAGTTTTACCAGGACCAGTTTTACCAGGACCACCTTCGCGCATATTCTTAGTACTATAATTAGTATGACAACCAGAACCATTCCAATCACCCACAGACAATGGCTTTGGATCAAAGTTAACAACAACATCGTGTTTTTCAGCAACGCGAATAAGAAGAAATCTAGATAACCATAATTGATCAGCCGCGTCAATACCAGTACAAGGACCAACTTGATATTCCCATTGACCGGGGGCAACTTCGGCATTTGTCCCAGAAAGTTTGATTCCAGATCTCAAACAAAGATGCATATGTTTTTCAACAATTTCTCTTCCCATAGCATTACCGGTTCCATTGCTACAGTAATACTGTCCCTGTTTTGGCTGAGATGCACCAAAATCCGGACAACCAAGTGGCTTACCAGTGTCTTTATCCATTAAAAAATATTCTTGTTCAATGCCAAACCACGGTTCTGCATCCAAATTTTTATTAAAAATTTCTTCGGCCCAATGTCGTCTATTTGTTTCGTGTGGTTTATCATCAGAAATCCACGTATCACACATTACAATAAATCCATTTGGTCTGGATGGATCAATAAATAAAGATCTTGGTTTAATTATAACATCAGAATCAATACCTTCTGCTTGCGCAGTTGAACTACCATCAAAATTCCATTCGGGAATATCTTTCAAACCTTTAAAATCCTTTGTATGAATAACACGAGCTTTACTTCTGAGTTCTTTTTTTCCACCCAACCAAACATATTCAACAACAACAAATGAGAGTCTAATATTGCCCCGCACCATATTGGGCCCCATATTAGGCACAATATTGGGCCCCATATTTTTTTGTATTTTTCTTGTACTCATTTATATATATATTAAATATTTTTTTTTAATACGTTTAAAATAACATTTAGTAAATATTATTTTAAATTAAATGAATGTAAAAAAAGAGTATGGTTATGTATTAATTGTTGGGTTACTTCTTTATTTATTGCAACAACTAGTTTTTATAATTCCCGTTCTGAGAGAAAGATCAAAAACTAAAATAAAAGCACCAACATTATATCCGAGAGATAGCGAAATACAAAAGTTAAATTTAACACAAAGCCAAGTATTAAAATATTATAGGGCGCAGCGAGTACATCAAAATAATGTTGAATCAATGTCAGTATTTATGCCTATTTTTTTAATTGCCGGATTGTTTGAACCGAAAAACGTGGCAATAGCAGGTTTAGTTGTGTTTGTATTCCGTCTCATAGGAGGCATCGGATACTTATATGGTAACCGTATGTATGGTGCACCGTGGCATTTGGGTGAATTATTTCTCCTTTACACGGTTGGTAAAATAGCATATAAAATGTTATTCACAAGCGGAGCAGGCACAGGCACAAGAGGCACAGGAGGCACGGGCACAGCAGGCACAAGCACAAGCGGCACAGCAGGCACAAGCGGCACAAGCGGCACAGGAGGCACGGGAGGCACAGGAGGCACAACAAGCACAACAAACTAATATACAATATTATTTTCTTTCACATAACGACTAATCAAAGCACCAACATAAGAAACGGGTAAACCAAAATAACGCGCCACACCACGAACACCTTTTGAAGTTCTCATAAAATAAGCAATAATATCCTTATCTACCATAATAAGTATTTATAGTTTAAATATTTTTGTTTAAATATTTTTGTTTAAATATTTTTTCAAAACATTAAACCCTTTTTATTGGGTGTTTCAATGTAAAAGCCAGTGCTCGCACAATAAAACCAAAAAATAGACAGCGTAGCCATAACGAAAGAAGACATATAAGCAATTGTTTTTGGTGGATAAACAACAGTAAATTGGGATCCAAAAACAGTACCAAATATTACAGAAAACATCAATACAATGGCCAATTTTACATTCACATAACCCATTCTATAATAATTCAAACAAGCAAACACTGATAATGGCGGTATAATAGTCAAAATGGTGGTGCCAATGGCCAATTTATAACCTTGTACAACAGACATTATTAGTAATCCGGGGACCAATATGGGCCCGGCACCAAGTCCTAAAGCCGCGGAAAAAAATCCACCAACAATACCAATAATTATAACAATTAAAAAATTCATATATAATTAAAATTTATTTTAAATTTATTTTAAATTTATTTTAAATTTAATTAAAGTCTAAAATCTTTTTGCGGCTCTTTTTTCTGCAGCTGCTGCAAATAATTTCCTCCTCTCGTCATTAGACTGCGGTTTCTTATCAGCTTCACCGGCTTCACCCGCTTCATCCGCTTCACCGGCTTCCGCTTCATCCGCTTCACCTGCTTCACCGGCTTCACCGACTTCACCGGCTTCATCCGCTTCATCAGCTTCACCGACTTCATTCTTTGAAATACTAACAATATTTTCTGTAATACTGTGTTGATTATTTATGGTATCAATTATTACAGTTAACGCGAATTGCCAAGTAATATTATTTTCGTTAATCCACTTATTAATATTGCTTTGCAAAACCATATTAAAATAATCAACAGAAATGGAACTAACGCGCTTTTCATTTGCCCAAAATATAAATTCATAACAAGAATCCTCGGTAATTTTTCTGTATTCGGGGATTACTTCATCGCAATATGTTTTTTCCAAGTCATCATTGCTTGAATATTCTTCGTCCGAACTTAACATCACGGAAATAATTTTATTACTTGTCTCAATTTGCGAATTCATTTTTAGCATTTGTATATAATATTTTAAATTTATCAATTTAAAATATTTATGTAAAAATATAAATTTTTTTTTTCATTATTTTATGAATATCACCAATTCTTTGATTATAACTTAAAAAAGAGCACATTAATTTATTATTTTTATAAATATTAAAAGACCACGCAATTCTATTTTTATAAATTATTTTTTTTAAACAAGATAGTTCAAAATTGGAATTTAATGAAAACATTACCTCTTTGATACGTATAACACCGTGAGTGGATTTTTTATTTGATTTCCAATATTCAAATATATTATTGTTCAAGACAAAATATTTCTTTTTCCATATATTTTTCCCATATTTTTTTATATATATATACCCAACAAGCATATTATCAAAATTAATAATATCATCTTCATTTAACCCAACAACATCTCCGTGTATATTACTTTGCATATCATTTTGTATTTTATAATCAATATCCATTATATATTTTACAAGTATTTTTTTATTTTTTAAATTGATTTAATAATTTATAATAATAAATTTATTATAAAAAGAATCTTTTATATAAAGAAAAAGACTTAAGTATAAATTTAGAATGTCTAGTATAAAGATGGATCCCTTATTTCATAACAACACTGTAAATATCAACGATGTCTGGTTTGAATCACACAAGTCATTGTTACAAATGCTATGTGTGGAACTTGGTCAAACGGATAAGATTGAAGCAATGATTGAGAAATTTCTTGGTAAAAAATTGAAGATGAAGGCATATAAAGATCCGACAAAACCAAAAAGAGCAAAATCAGCTTATTTCTACTTTTGTGATGATGAAAGAGGCCCTATTATAGCGAAACATAAGAAGAAGCATAAGAAAATTAATATGGGCAATGTTGCGAAAGAATTGGCGGTTATCTGGAAAGCCATCGGCGATAAGAGCAAGTATCTAAAATTGGCGGAAGGAGACAAGCAACGATATACCAATGCCATTAGTGTTTGGAATGATAAGAATGGCAACTAAAAACTTTTAAAAAAAGAACTTTTGGGAAAAGTTTGACAAAAGTTCTTTTGGGAAAAGTTTGACTTTTAATATTTTTTTATTATTCTTGGAAAAACATAATAAAAAAATAAAAACATAATTTATATTGCAATGTCAGAATTAGCAGATATAGAACAAAAATTTCAAATGGGTCCAATTGCAAAATTTGATTTTGATATTAGAAATTATGACGTAACTGATATGATGAATATTTTAAATATTGGCGGCAATCCAAGTAAATTAAATCACTTCAATGTAAAAGAAAAAACAGACGCGATTATTGAAAAACTTAAAGATGACGAGAATTTATCAAGTGAAATGCGAAATAAATTTGAAAGTTTCATCAAAGCTCTGGAGTTTTTTTTAATTTATAAATACAATGTGAAAGCCGATAATTATATTATGGATAAAACATTACTAAATCCCGATAAGTTAATAGCGGATGTTGCGGTTAGAAATAAGGATGGTAGTATCGGGAGAGGCGGAGGCGGCGGCGATATGGTATCTATCAATACATATCGCCGTAATATTATACCAAGATTATTAAGTTTTGATACTAAATTTCGTCCGAATTATTTCGCTTCTTCCTCGGCCAATTTTTCAATGGTTCTCCCAACACCAATGAAAAATGTAATAAGTATGAGATTGATTTCGTTTGAATTTCCAAATGTTACTTATGATATTGACGCAACATTGGGCACAAATATGTTAAAAATAACAGATGGCGAAGGGGATATTTGCAAATATGAATTGCCTTCGGGGAATTATCACTCGGATACAGTTTGTAGTGCATTGAATGATGTTAGTGGAAATGTTATTATAAATTTGAATGGCAATCCAGCGCCAATAACAGCGACGAACGATAGCAGCAGGAATCTAACATTTGATAAATTTTATTTTGCAATTGATACCAAAACAGCTAGATGCGTTATTACGAGTAAAAGTAAACAAGCTTTTGATTTAGATTTTACAAATACATTAGAAAGCAACATACCAATAACTAAAAATTTAGGTTGGAAATTGGGGTTTAGACAGATAAAATATCAGGGTTTATTTAGTTATATAAGTGAAGCACCCGTGGATTTAGGAGGACAAAAAGTGCTTTTTTTCTGCGTGAATGATTACAGGACAAATGTAACAGAAAATGTGAGCATTGTGTATCAAAATTCGTTTATGAATCGCAATATTTTGGCGCGAATCCCACTTAGACAGGGTAAATTCATTACTTGTTATGATGATAATTCGGATATGATAAGAAAAAAACGCGACTATTTTGGCCCCGTAACAATAGATAAATTGCATTTTCGTTTGATAGATGAATACGGTATAGACGTGCGTTTAAATTATTCAGATTATTCATTTGGCTTGGAATTTGAGATCTTGTACGAAAAATAAACTTTTTAGAAAAAAGTTTGACAAAAAATGAACTTTTAAGAACTTTTTAGAAAAAACTTTGACAAAAAGAACTTTTTAGAAAAAAGTTTGACAAAAAGAACTTTTAGAAAAAAGTTTGACAAAAAATAAACTTTTTAAACAAAAAGTTAAATACTTTTTATTTATTTAATTAAATGATAAAAATAAATAAAGAAAATTACTTGGTTTATCAATCGGTATTTGAAATAGAGTATGATAGTAAATCATCTTTTAATACAAACACGATAAACAATCAATTTTGCAGAGATATTGGTAAAACAAAAATATTTCATTTGGAATCATTAAACATATGCAACTTAAAAGAGTGGAATGAATGTTTTAAAATTACAAATATTGAATATAATACTAAAATTTATAAAAGCACGGAAGAGTATTTGGGAAGCGATGAATTTCAAAATTCGGAAAAGAAAGAAGATATATTAAGAACAGGGAAAATTGCAGTAGATTATACGAAATTTGGCGAAATATGTTGTGATATTCAAAAAGTATTTTCAAGTACTTTCAATTATGTTGGTAAAAGTTTTTCAAAAAGTCAATTGGTGGTGGGAAGTTTGCAAAATTACATCTTTCAATATATTTCAAACTGCGTTTTTTGTATACCGAACGTATATATAGCAATCAATAATTTACCTGAAATAAATCAATTGGTGGAATCCTTGCCCAAAAAATTAATATCAAATTTAACAAATAATGGTGTATTACAAAGTCTATATAATGATTTTGTAAAAGAAATATGTATTGGAAAAACTGAAAAAACTGAAAAAAGACGTTGTTCTCTCTTTAGGAAGAAGAATGTCATAGAATTTTCAATATTTTTGAAATCACCTGAATTAAATTTCAACTCGTCAAGCGCACTCAAATACGAATTAATGGATGAAATTATAAATATAGAAGTCCCCGACAGCCTGTGGAAAGTCTATTTTATTCTTAATTAATTTTTTTAATTAATGTTTTTTTTAAA